ACTCCGGACGCTGGAGACGCGCGTCCGGCGAAGTCACACCGAAGTGCGCCTTCAGGATCTCGACGTAGCGAGTACCCCCGCGAGCGTCGCGCTCAAGGAGGCGCTGAATCTGGAACGCCTCGCGAAGAGCATTGATGGTAGAGGCCGTGGCACCCGTAAGATCGGCCTCGAGGCCGTCATGGTAGTCCAAACCAAGGATGCCAGAGCCAGGAGCTGCGTAGGTGTTCACCGCAGCATCACCAGGGCCAGCCGCCCCCTGAAACAGGAACCCCACCGAGTTGTTACTGTTGATCATCCGCATCCCGGTCGAAGAAACGACCGGAGCAGAAGCACCGATAGGCAGAGAAACCGCCGGGCCCTTCTGAGGCCACGGCAGGCACGAAGTGAAGTAGTCGTGACGCTTGCCACGACGCTGCAGGACGTAGTCCGCAGCAGAGTCAGGACCGTCGTCACGGTCCACCACAAGAGAATCCTGCAGGTTCTCGTCCCGGAACCACTCATTCCAGATGAGGTTGTAAGCCCGGGAGTAAAGAGCGATCGGCGACACGCCGGCGATGCCGGTAGGAAGGCCGAAATAGTCGAACAGCGAGCCGACGGCATGAGACGCCGCCGTCACGATAGGAACAAGGAAATCCGTCGAGTCCCCGGGGTCGCGCTGCTCCCCACAGAACTTCTGCCAGTTATCCCAGACGAGACGATTGGGAACGGCGAAGAAGAAAACGTCCATGGTCAGGTTGTCCATGACCGGGACGGCCGGAGTAGCAAGCCGAGCGAAGAGAGAGGCGCGGAGCTGGAACGTGTCACCAGGCAGCGCCTCGTCGATGAAGATAGGAACGAGGTACCCAGCATCGAACGTGGTCTTGTGACCGTGACTTCTGTTGAACGTCGAACGCGGGATATCAGCCCGCGGAATCATCGAGAAGACATGGTTACCGGCCACGAGTACCTCCAAGAGAGAGTAGGACCAACGAAACCTTCGAAAAGCTAGCAAAAGGGGAGGAGGGCGTCAACTCCCCAGACCCCACCGCAAGACAGACACCGAACGGTGTCAGTCAGCACTATGATATCAAGTAGTCCATAGTGCTGACCCCCTCCGAAATGCAAAAGGGTTCCCGAGGGAACCCTTCAGAAACCAGCCCTTTACGGGCTGTATGCAAGAGGGAGACTAACGTCAGGGGGGGGGGCGAAATGCCCCCCCATCCCCCCAAGAAGCCCGCTACGCGGGCTTCACAGGCTCCCGTACAACGGAAGGCTCCTCCTTGGGCGGAGGGAGCGGAGCCAAGAGGCCCAGCTTACGGGCCTCGTCAGCGTTGCCGGCGTCGGCAACGAACGCCAACATTCTCGAGGGATCGTTGGCGAAACGCTCGCGAACGAGCGAAGGCAGAGCCTCAAACCTCTCGCGGGTACGCAGCAGGAGCTGCATGGAGTCGAAGTAGTCTCCGACCGTAGAGAAATCACCGTAAGAGGCGCCAGGAGCTTCAGTTGGAAGAACACCAGCCTTCGCATAACGGCGCACGATCACGTTGATATCGCAGTCTTCACGGAAGGCCTGCTTAGTACGACTCGCAGAAAAACCCGACATCGAGACACGGCTGGGAGCCGAATAATGCGTTCGAAAAACCATAGCAACCTCACACGATAGAGAGAGTCCGCTTCACGTACTCATCAGCAAGACCCAGCGGAACTGGGTCGCAAAAAACAACCTCACCCTTAGCATCATCGAAGGTACACACCTCGACCAGCTTGTAATCCTTGGGGTGAGCACCGATAGACGTCTTCACATCATTAGCCAGATCAGTGAAGGTGCGGATGGCTTCGCCACGCGCAGCAAGAAAGAAAGGCCGGGACCAAAGGTCCGACCGAACGTCAAGGATGGAATAGCCCTTCCAGATCATGAGGTCTCCAATTCACGACGAAGAGCGGCGGTAGCCGCAGCCTTAATGACTTCACGCACAACCAACCGGGCGCCAGTAGCGTCCGGATCTTCAGCAGCATGCGCCATACGGCGCGCTTTAGCTAGCTCAACACCTCGAAGATCAACCTTGCTAGCAACATCGTCATAGAACCGAGGAGGAGAACAAACACGCCCGTTAACCACCAGCTCGCCAGACGGATAAACATCCGCATGAAAACGCTCGATCCAGCCGCGCCCAAGACCAGGTCGCCGCGACATGGTCAAGTACTCAGGGACGCGGCCCTTGTAGTGGTCCTTCGCACGCTCACCCTTCACTTTCTTCAGGGCGTACCGGGCCACGTAGCCAGCAGACTCAAACGAAACCTCACCGATAGACGAGAACCCAAACGGCCAGAGCTGCTCCAGCTCGGCCGACCGATGCAGTTGAGCTTCCTTACGGGAAGGCATCGGGACCGCATCCGGGAACGAGCAGTTGAAAAGGAGAACGTGGTGATGAGGGCGACTCATCGATTCTCCGTACTCCCCGCAGTGAAAAAAACGGACACCGGACCCCTTGGCCTTTCTCAGGCGTTTCATGAAACGAACAAACGCGTCCGGGTCCAGCGAGCCCGAGCTCGGAACATTCTCTGGGGAATAGGTCAACGTCACAAAACAGTTCGAAGGCCACAGCGACGCCTCATGCATGCACCGAACAGCCCAGACCCGAGCCCGCTCAAGTAGACAGCCCTCGCAGTTGGCACACGGGATCGAGACAGGCTTGTCAACGAAGCCCTCGGACATGCGAAAGACGATGGAACGCTTACCACTAGCGTTCACCTTCTGAGAGAGCCAGCCAGGCACCGGATGGTAGCAGGGCATGTCACAGGCGATATCCACCGCGCATAGCGCCGGTCCAAAGGTTCTTCTTATGAACGCCGGCGCCCTTGCGGAACTGGCGAGCCGAAGTCTTCCGACCCATCTTAGAACGATACGCCATAGCTACCTCCGACCATGAGAGGACTGCAGCTCAAAAATACGACGCCCCGAGTTCGGGCCCCCGTGCTCCGCACCGCCGCCATGCTCAAAGCGCACCTTCTCGCGAGGCATACCCCGGCGAGTATCAACGCCAGGGTGAAGGGGGGAAGTCCCCTGAGGGTCCGGCGCCTCGCCGGACTTCCTCACCCCCGGAACGTTCCGTTCCACGAAGTCCTGGACAGACTGCCCAGCAGCAGCAGCCGCACGACGGACTTCCTCAACGGCCGCCTTCGCGGCCTCCATAGGCGCATTCACGCGGTCAGCGACCTGTTGCGCCCAAAAACTGGGGTCGAGCTTCTTACCGTCGCGAAGGATTCCTTCAGCGAGCGTGAGAGCTGCGCCCCAGAACTTAGAACGGGCCTCATCACCCTTCAGCCCGAAACCGACATGCTTCGCATTCTCCAGAGCAAGCACGGCATTCGCCTCATTCAGCTTGATACGAGAGGCCACCTCCAAGGACTCCGCCTTGGTCTTTTCCTCCTGAGACTTGAGAAGATCCGCCATCTGAGCACGCTGGGACATACCCGAACCCGTAGCAGCTGCTCCCGCAGCAGGGTTCTCCAGATGAGGCGGAGCAGCGGTAGGCGACGGCGCGCCGTTACCGCCAGTAGCCGAGAGGATAGGATTCAGACCAGCAGCACGAAGATCGGCCACCTCGCGCTGATGCGCGGAGTTGGCGAGCCGCTCAGAGCGGTCCGCCATCCGATTCGCGTGCTTGATGTTCTGAGAGTTGGTGTAAAGAGCCCCTGCGGTCTCGATACCTTGCCCTATCACAGCGAAGGGATCCATCACGCACTCCAGCCGAAACGCCGCCAGAGAAAGACGAGCAGCTCCCGAACCAGAATCATGAGAGCACCACCCACACCGCCATCAGTAAACGCGTCGCCGGTCATTGGAGGCTCCTAGAAGTGGTCGATGAGGCCGGGCACCGAGTAAGTCGGCATGGGCCGGGTGCACTTGAGAGAAAAGTGAGAGTCGAACAGGAACTGAGGCTCGTCCTGGACAGCGAGAACCCGCTCCACGGGGGGGACGTCCTGGATGAACGTATCCCCCAGCTCGGGGAGCGCGGCAAAGTCCTGAGCCAGGTGCCAGACGTCCAGCGACTGAGCGTAAGAAGAGCGGAACTTCCCCGTAATCTTCGACGGGAAGTAGCGGTACTCAGCCCAACGCTCCTGGTAGCCGAAGACCCCCTGATCCTGAGCCGCGCCGGTACCCGGAGAGTTCTGATAATAAATCTCCTGATTCAGCACGGCCTGCTCGCCCAGGTTCGAGAACGCGGGCCAGAAGTAATCGTACCGAGTACGCCGCGTAAGATACCGAGGAATGCCCTGCTGGTAAGACAGGTCAGCCCGAACGGAGACCATCCCAATGATGATGGAGTGCTCCACGAAGGACTTAGAGAAACCAGCCGAGCCACCAGCCACACCGTAAGCCGCCAGGTTCCCCTGCGGAGTAGTGGCATCCGTGGAACTCGTCTGAGTCACGGGATTGATGTTGACGGCGATGGTACCGCCGCCCAAGAACTCCGGACGCTGGAGACGCGCGTCCGGCGAAGTCACACCGAAGTGCGCCTTC